GCGCAGCACCGTCATGGCCAGTCCGCCCGACAGAACGATCACGCGCACATCAGGCGGCAGTGCGCGATCGGTCAGCGCACGAATCTGATCGGCCTGCTCGCGGTCCAGGAAGCGGTCGGTCGAGATCACCACTGCATCGCCTGATTGAAGGGTCAGCCGGGCAACCTGCAACTCAATATCCCGCGCCGCGCTGCTTGGCTTCACGAGCCGACTTAGCGTCGTGGCAAGGCGTGCACAAAGTTTCTTTATTGCTGTCTTCATCACTTCCTCCAGCCCACAAGGGCACGATGTGGTCGACCGGATGACCAATGGTGGTGCGGCCTTCGCGCTTGCACTGCTGGCACAGGCCGCAGTCGCGCTCGCGGATGCGCTTGCGGTCCAGCACGCCGGCATAGCCGCGCTTGCGCTCGACCACGTTTGGCCGCTCGACCAGGGTGGCCAGGCGTGCGGTGCTGGTTTGCAGGCGGGACTTGAGTGTGGTGAGCCGCGTCATGGCGCCGGAGGCACAAGGGCTGCAACCTCATGCAGCAACAGGCCCGGCTTGCCGTAGCCCTTGGCCTGAAGGATCTCGGCAGCGCGCTCGGCTTCGACCAGGCGCGCGCAGATGCGATCGAGCAAACCGCTGTTGGTGACGTTCCAGGTGATGGCCGGCGCCCAGCCGGTGACGGCGCGGACAATCTGTTGGCGGTAGCAGGTGGCGGTGGTCATGCGCCACCGATCCCTTCGGCAACCTGCTCGCGCTGGCGTTGCACCGTGTAGCGCAGCCAGGCCAGTTCTTCTTCGATGCTCATGGCGCGACACGCATGGCCGCGCTTCCCAGCCCATCGATTGCATCGGCGATGCTGGCTCCGATCTTCTGCAGCTCACCCAGGATGGCCACATTCTGATAGGCCAGATCAGCTTGCTCGGGCTGCAGCGAGACCGAGGATGGCGCGAGCGAAAGAGGATGCACTGCGAAGCCGGACGGGACCACGACTACAGTGGTCTCAGCCGGGAGCTGGCGCGCAATCTCAGCGCGAACCTGATCGACCTGTTCGCTCGTGAGTGGGTGCGGCGCGGTCACGATCAGCGCGGAGGTGCTGCTCTTGATGATGGCCATAGGTACCTCGGAAAAGAAAAGCCGCCCGGCGCATGGATGCGAGGGCGGCGAAGTCCAGCGAACTGGATGGAGACAAGTAGTGGTGGCCGGCGCTGATCTCCGGCATTGGCTTTCGTGTCAGCTTGGTTTTGGCCGTTCGCCGTCGATCCAGCATCGAGCGCATCAGCCTGCGCATTCACCACACACCCGCCAGCAGGAGTTGAACCTGCGACCTCTCCTTTCCATCCGACTGTTGTTCAATCCGAACTGCGGGAGCGCTCTAACCAGCTGAGCTATGGCGTGTGTGTGGTGACTCGATGACGGGAGTCAGGCGGCCAGCCTCAGGGCTATCTGCACAAGTAGGCGGCAATGGAGTCCACCGTGAAGGCGGACAGTACGGACGTGCGAAAGCACCAAAGGTTGGGAACTGTCGCGAGTTCCGGTTATCGGTGGCGCGGATGCGCACATTACGAGGCCGAAAGAATGAAGAACTGCAGTTTACAACAAATTGCTGTGCGTATACACAGTGCTCAGCAATAAATCATGCGACCTGTGGCGTGCGCATCCTTGCCGTGGCGCGCGCGGCGTGGCTGCCGGCAATGCCGTGCAGCTCGCTCACCATGTTCAGCACGTGTTCGCGCACGAAGCCGGCAGCCATGTCCAGATCGCCAGCGCGGCCATCGTTGAGCCAATGCGCCAGCGAGTGCTCGGCTACGGTGCGGTAGAGCTTGATCGCGGCCGCCGCGTCCCACGCGGTGTTCTCAGGTACCCAACGCCGCGCGCGGCCACGCTTGGTCACCTCGGCAGTCCACAGGCGCAGCAGCTGGGCCAGGCGGGCAACGCCACCCTCGATCACGGTCGCATCGCCCTGCAGCGCCTGGCGGCACTCGGCCTCGCAGCTGGCGTCCTTGTTGCGGACTGCCTCGAGTAGCTGCTTTTCGATGTGGTCGCGCACGGCCAGCGCTTTCGCCAGGTCTTGCGATGCGGTGCCGGCGTACTTGGCACGGTGCAGCAGCGCGCCGAGATCACCGGGAACGGCGGAAGCCAACGCCGACGCCAGCAGCGGCTCAGCCTGGTTGTGGCGGGCATCGTCCTGAAGGCTCGATGCGCTCAATGCGTGGATGTAGCGGTCAACGAAGCCCATGATGGAATGCTCTCTGAAAGACGACCAAGCGAGCGTATCACATGCCACCAAGAAATTTCCGGATTGAATTAGTTTTCATGAGGCATGTTTACAACAACGCGCAATCCTTCATTTCGGTGACCACGATGCGTACCAGTCCGCCGCGCACGACCTCACGACGCACCAGGTGCAACTCGTCTATCTGCTCGTCGTCCAGCCACACGCCGGCGGCTGTCAGCGCGTCCTGCAGCGACTTGGCGCGGTTGTCGATGTCCTGGCGTCGCCGGTCGGCTGGATAAATCGCGGCGAAGAGCGACACGCGCCCGAGCAGCGGCTCGACCTGCGCGGCAGCGACGATCTCGGCGACCGCGGCGCGGAATGCGATTCCGGCCGGCTTGATGTATCGCCCACCACGCGGGCGCTGGCCGTAGTAGTGATTGATCGTCGGCGGGATGGGTAGGGTCAGGGTGATCAAGCGGCAATTCCTTCAGTCTTCAGTTGTTCCTGGGTGATGGCGGTGGCGCGGTCGAACGTGTCTTCCAGCTGCTCGCGCGTCAGCCAGCCCGGCAGCGGCCGGCGCCCGTCGAGTACGTCGTGACAATCTGAGCACCCGAAACACGCGGCGCTGTCCGGCGCTTTCAGGCCCATGCCCTTGCCGTCGGCCAGGCGGTTGGAGTGGCACAGCACGGTGGTGGCCGGGTCGCGGTTGCAGACGCCCGGGATCATCAGCGTGCAGTCGCGGCCGCGCGCGGCGCGCCGGGCTGGCGTTGACTTGGCTCGGGACTTCTTCATCGGCTTGCGCGCCTTGAGCTGTACCGCAGCGACGCGCAGCAGGCCGGCGCCGGCGGCCGGGGTCTTGAAGCCGGTGCCGCGCGCCATCGGCGTCTTGCGCGCCAGCGGCTTGCCCTGCTTGAGGGTGCCAGTGCGGGCGATGGGAGAGGTGCGGATCATGCGGCCTCCAGCATCGCGGTGATGACGTCGTGCGCCGCCGGCGGGCACACGGCATTGCCCAGCATGTGCACCGCTTCAGTGTGCTTGGCCGGCAGGATGTAATCGGCCGGGAATCCCATCGCAGCGCGGCACTCTTGGGCGCTGAGCATGCGCGTGCGATCACCGTCGACTAGGCCCCAGCGATCCTTCGTGGTAATCGTGCCCAGCGGCCGACTCAGGCAGCGGCCGGTCAGGCCGGATCCGCCGCCGTAGTACGGCATCACGAAGCGCTCGCCGTGCGCGCGGCGGCCAGCCAGCACGCGGCGCAGTGTGGCGGCGGCGCGGCCGGGCTTCTCGATCGGCTGCCAGCTGCCGGCGCCAAAGTCGATGATGCTGCTGGCCGGCACGTGCGCGCGCTTCTTCAGATTGATCATCAGCGGGTGCTTGGCGCGAGCGGCGACGATGAACAAGCGTTCGCGGTGCTGGGGCGTGCCGTGGTCGGCTGCGTCGACGATCATCGGCGTCAGCGCGTAGCCCAGCGCATCCATCGCCGCGCACCAGGCCGGGTACAACGCCCAGCGGGTGAACTCAGGCACGTTCTCGATGACGGCGAACGCCGGCCGGTGGTACTCGGCGGCCGAGACAACGGCCCAGGCGGTCGAGCGGCTGGCGTCGTGCTGCGGGTTGCCATTGGCCTTGCCGCGCGCCTTGCTGTGCCCCTGGCAGCATGGTGACGCCAGCAAGATGTCGTGCGCGGGCACGTCCTGCCAGTTTGCCTGCTGAAGGTCCTGACACAGGTGGGCGGCGCCCGGGTGGTTCTGCGAGTGGATCGCGACGGCGGCCGGCCAGTGATTGGCTGCCCACACGACTTCGATGCCAGCCATGCTGGCGCCGGTGCTGAATCCACCGGCGCCGGCGAACAGGTCAATTGCTTTCATGCGGTCTCTTTCTGTTTTTCGATGTTGGCCTGCTGCTGCGCCACATACCGCGCCCTCGGCGCCCGGTCCTTCGCTTCCTTGAACAGCACGCCGATCTGGCCGTCCCAGGGCTTCTGCTCGCCCCAGGCACCGCACTCGCCAGTCGGCGCGCCGTTGGTGGGCACGGTGAAGTTCGCGCACATGGCGCAGGGGTCGTGCTCGCGGGTCATGCTGCGAGCTCCGCGCCGGCGCGCTGGCGCAGCGCCACCTGGTGTTTGGCCCACTCGGCTGCAATCCAGGTGATGCCCTTCGGCGTGAAGCGCGCGGAATTGAAGGCGTGCCCGCTGACCTGGGCGGTGCCGGCCTTGACGCAGAAGCGGCCAGCGTCGATGTGCTGGGAGTGCGGCGTCAGCTCGGCGCCGAGGCGATACAGGATCTTCTGGTCGATCAGGAATTCGCGGAATGCGTTCTCTTTCGCGTTCAGCAGCTTGGCCACCTGGCGGAAGCCTTTCGTGCCGGTCGAGTCGGCATAGCGCTCGACGAACTCCACCGCCGGCGCGGCAGCTGCGAGTTGCTCGGCCTGGGTCGCGATCACGTCCTGTTGGTCGGCGGCCAGGCGCAGCGCCTCGGCGAATGACCGTGGCAGCGCCGGCGCCGGCGCGGCGGCTTCCAGCTCGATCCAGCGGTCGATGATCTTGGCGCGCAGCGCGGCGCTGTAGCCGGAGATCACGACCAGGCAGTCGCGCTTGGCCAGGTCGTAGACCATCGTCGGGCGGCCGCCGCCGTCAGCCTGGTGGGCCCGGGCAGTATTACGACCAAGTCGTAAAACCCCCTCGTTGATCAGGCGCTCGATCGTCGCGATGACGTCGTTGTGGCGCGCCTCGCAGATTTCGGCAATCTCGCGGCTCGACATCGTCGCTTCGGCGCCAGGGGTGTGCAGTGTCAGCATGGTGCGTCTCCTCGTGATCATGGGTTGCCGGCGGCGCGGCGCGCGGCTTCGGCGGCGCTGATGCGGGCGTTGTAGTCGTCGTAGCTCTCGTCCAGTCCTTTCGGGTCCATGCCCTGGGGCTTGCGAACCTGGATCGGCGCGGCCGGCTTGGCGTAGCCCGGCGCCGACGCGGCAGGCGGATTCATCAGGTCCCGGATGATCGGCACAAGATAATTCGGCGCGATCTTGACCGCAGGACCCTTCTGCTCGCGAGCAGTGGCAACCGCAGCGTGCAGCACCTCCATCGGGATCTTCCGGTCGACCCAGTCCAGCACGGCGGGGTGCGTGAACTTCGCATCGACGCCGAGCTTGCGCAGCGCGACCGACAGGGCAATGGCTGGCGCAGGACTCTCGGGTGGCTCTTCCCGGGGCGGCATCGGCGCAGCGCGCGGGTTGTCCGGTTCGTCAGGCTGGTCATCGACGACGACAGCGGCGGCGGCAGCCGGCGCGCCTGCGCTGTTGTCGTTGTCTTTCTTCTGTTCTTCTCTACTCTTCTCT